ATGAAAAAAAATTCTTTAAATGTGATTTTGGATACTGTTTTCTCGGCGAAAAGCATCAATGGTGAGAAATCTCATTCTTTTATATCGTATAAATTAGTTAAAGCTGTAGAAAATTTAAGTGGATATGACTTGGATCTTTTCCTCAATCGTGCGATAAACCATCCTAACTTCCCTAGCAATATGGATTTTTCCTTACGAACAGTTTTTACAATTGAACAATCTAACACTATTGAATTTAAAAATTTCATTTCAGAATTGGTGTGGTACAAGCATATTTTCATACGATATAAAAAACACCTTAATGATATATTATCGGCAAAGGCAAGACTTGAGAAGTTAGTTCTTTTCGCAACAGGTAGTGAATGTATAAAATATTTAGATGAAATAGAAAGCTCTTATGGAGTTAGTTTTTGGAGCATTGATGCTCGTCTCTTAATAAATAAAGTTTTGCTTAACGAAAGCAATGGGTTATATGTTAAATCAATTCTATCTAAAACCCACTATAAACTTACAGAGTTTATGTTACAGCAGCTATTATTTAAGCATCAAGTACATAACTTTGATGATTTTTCAAAGAACCTTATAAAAATACTAGATGATATGCGCACCACTCAAGATAATGGGTATGCTAGAAATTTAGCTGATGGTATTTCATCCTTTTTAATACCTTTAGAGTTTGATAAAAATATAGATCTCAAAAATAGAACCTTAGCACCATTTACCAACCTTCCTTTAATAGATCAATTTATCATATTCCAGAGAACTATAAGCGATTTACAACTTCATGGAAATGGTTTAAGAAATAGCGAGTTAAGCTTAATTGCAGAAATTAACAGCTTTATTAAAAATAACTATCTCAACAATATTTTAGATGGAAGAGAGCGTAATATAGAGAATATTGATGAACACTATAAAAGTGTTATTCGACGTTATACTATAGGTGATTATACTGGGTGTATTTCAGAAATAAATTCAGTTCGAACGCAGAAGACAATTTTGCCATTAATTGAAATATATGCAAAATCCCATGTGTATCTTGATAAGAAAATTTCAGACTCATGCATATTCAATAAATTAACAAACTGGCTTATAGCAATTATAAAATGCGACAGACGCGCTGGAAAATACATCGATGAATTTGAACTTTTAGCATCTAAGATATATTTCAATTCAAATTCATCCTCTCTATTCTTCACATTATATAATTTAATAAGTGATAACCATAATAAATTAAACATATCTCGTATAAATCTAACCAAAAATGGTTCCTTTGTAACATCCCTTCATTTGAATATAACAATCAAGGAACTATGGACTGAACTTGGAATAAAAGAGAATGAGATACCAAAATATCGATTATTTAAATTCAAAGACCTAGCAAATCTATCCTTTGATGAAATCAAAAAACACTACGAAGTATACAATGATAATGTAATAATTCGCTCTGAATATTTAAAAGATTATACTAACTTTTTATTAGAAAATGAAAAGTATGAATTATGCATCCAATTTATAGCTGAAAACTGCATCGGCAACCCCGCAAATTATTACTACTTCCCAATCCGAAAAATAATTGATTTTGTAAAAGACAATATTTTTGACTATGCAAGCGTGGCCTTATCTATATTGATAGATATTTTTGTCAAAAGCACATCAAACACTTCAAATGAGCTTCTTCTCGAAAGTTATGAGAGTTTAGTAGATATTTCAAATATTAATAGGCCATCTACCCATTATTGCTCTAAGCAATTAACTCCATTAGAGCACTATTTCCTTAAGTTTATCTGTATACCTTCCGTGATGGATTCAGACCCTTCATTCACAGGCACGGACGACTTGAAGAAGGAAAGAATTGCTATTATAGATCTATTATTAAAAGAACACGATGATGCAGATTTATTGAAAGAGAAAGACGAAATTATAGATGAAATATCATTCGAAGAAATAAAAACAAAATATGAGACAGGAAAAATATTTGTTGATATAGAAAATTTAAAACGGGCAAAGCTTGAAAGATACAGATATTATTTTGATGCACTTAAGGATTCGCTTATTCTCGGACTAGAACCACCTGAAGACTTTGCTTTAATTACAGACGATGGGAATATCACAGCCATTCCATCTGGCGATACAAACTCTATAATCCATGAACTTCTAAAAGAACTAATCTCCGATTTTGTTAAAAATGAAAATTACGGTCTTGATAAATATTTGAGTGCAGATATACGGCATGGTGTTTTTGAAAATCAACTCAGATCAAGTGCTGAAAAATCGCAATTAATAACTGATATGGATGGTACTGGACAGTATTCGAAAAGCAATTTAATTATTGAGACATATCCATTAATTAACCCTATTATAAATAACGAAATAGGGACAGCAATAGCTGATTTCTCTTATCACTTTGACATTGAATTGGCTAAAGCCAATTCCTGGTTCAATGTCAAGACAATGCTCATAAGTGAATCACAGCAAGGTATGATTGATTTCCTCATTTCTGTTGATATGTTTAATTCATTTAAAGCAGCAGTTTCAAATCAAGCATCTTTTGAGAAGTTTTTTGACGCTTGTATTAACTTCATGTGGGAAAGAACGTTCAGATGTTTGAATGATATTAAAGAGCGATTGCATTACGAATTTAAGAGGAATATTTTAGATTTAATTGCCACTCTTAGGCATCAAATTGATATCTATAGAAGACGTAGTTCCATGAGAGAAATCCAGGAGAAAATTGACCTCTTGGCCGAAAGCATTAATAAAGAAATTGCAACAGTCTGCGATTGGTTAAATGTACTTGAGTATAACGAGGAGAAAATATATAAAATATCATCCGTGATGCAGGCATGTAGGAAAACTTTTTTTAATATACACCATTGTTCTGATGATGCTATCGTTTTTGATTCAATGTATCATGATGATGAACCAAAATTATCTTATAAAGAAGCCAAGCCTCTAATCACATCAATAATAACAGCGTTAAACAATGCTATGGCCTATGGTAATAAAAAAATCTTTATCAGTATTAAGCCTGAAGAAAAGTCATGGAAAATAACCATCAGAAATTTGATAATTGAGACAAAGAACAGAACTACCAACCAAATTTTACAAGAGATTGATGATAAAATAAAACGAGGGGATAATAGTCTAAATATAAAAGAAGGCGGAGCTGGAATATATAAAATATATGATTTATTATGTTCATTACCGCAAAGATTTAATGTGAATCATTGCATCCAAAATAACGAATTCATTTTAAATATTGAGATAAAGAAATGAAAATTCTTCTTGTTGAGGATATTGAATATAAGCGTGATAAGGTGATCGGTTTACTAGAGTCTATTTCTGCCGATGTATCAGTCGATGTAGCTAAATCTTATGTTTCGGCAGTAAATTCCGCAACCAGTAAAACTTATGATCTTATAATATTAGATATGAGCCTTCCCACTTACGATAAGGGGCCTAATGAAAATGGAGGTCGCTTCAGAGTGTACGGAGGGAAAGATATTATTCGCAAGTTAATGAGAGGAAAAGAGCATCCAGTAGTTGTGGTTTTAACACAACATACAACTTTTGGTGAAATTGGTGAGCAAAAAAATACTGACACTCTATCACAAGAGTTGAATGCTTTAATGGGATCAAAATTTATAGGTATTGTAAAATATGACTCAACTAAACCTCAATGGAAAGATGAAATAAAAAAAGTCGTACAGGATTTGTTATGATTAAAATATTAATAGTTGATGACAATAAATCTAGAATTGAAAAGCTAAAATCTAGCTTAACTGAACTCATCACAAAAAACATGATAAGGATTGATGAGAAATATACAAGTGACGCCGCAAAAATCGCGCTCAAGTTAAATCAATATGATTATTTAATTCTTGATGTCTTTTTACCTAAAAAAGATAACTATAGCCCAGATGAAAGAAATGGATTAGGTCTTTTAAAACAAATAAATTCAGATTCTAAATTTTACTCTCCAAAAAAAATAGTTGGCATAACTGCATATCTGAATGATATATCCAGATATGAATCCGAATTCAGAGAATATGCTTCAATTATATTCGAGGCTCGACGTAATGATACTGGATGGCTTGAATCACTCAAAAAAATCATTGAAAAGGATGTTGAATCTCAAGTAAGTTATAATCTCAATGAAAAAGATAGTGTTTTAATAACAGTACACGGTATAAGAACCTACGCACCTTGGCAAAATACCATAGAAGAAAAAATAACCAATATATCAAATAAATTTAACTATATAAAATTCAATTATGGTTTTCTAAATATTCTTTGTTTTTTATTCCCTCCGACTAGACATCTATTTGCAAGAAAAATAATCCAAGACATACGAATTACAGTGGAATCAAATAAGAATAAAAGAATTTATATTATTTGTCATAGTTTTGGTACCTACCTTGTATATTGTGCCTTAAGTAAACTGACACATACGGATGCAAAAATTGAATGTTTAATTTTTTCTGGTAGCGTATTAAAACGTACTACCTCATTGAAAACATTAAAGCAACATTGTAATGCAATAATAAATGACTGTGCTGTAAGTGATTATATTTTATTACTATGTAAAATGTTAGTCATTGGCTTGGGCGATGCAGGCAGAAAAGGGTTTATTGAGCCAAATGATGGTGTTTTCATTAACCGCTATTTTAAAGGAGGACATTCAACTTACTTCGAAGATAAAGATTTCATAGAAGTGAACTGGCTTCCTTTAATTTTTGACAATAAAAATATCGCGTCACGAGATGAAAGAAAAAATCATATTTTTTCCGATGTCACCAATGCTTTGCAAAATATAATTGAATATTTAAAAATACCAATATGGTTATTTTTTTCTTTTTTATTGATAGCACTGGTATTATAATATCACTGCACATTAAAAATCATATTGGAGCTTCCCTCATAAAGCTCCAATATAAAACACCATCATTTCAATAGTACCTGCAGCTAATTAAAACTAGTCAACCGAAAACATTAATCACTTTAAACTTTAGTATGCACTTATACTTTCTTAATAATAGAAAAACACTTACAAATAAATTAATCATGTCAATCTCCGTAACTACAACCTCGGAAAGTATGTAAACAGGAATCATTACTGAAAAAAACACGATTTCAGCAGAATTCTAGAAATATCCTGTGCTGCTGCCGATACCAACTTTCGTATATACTACCCTTCACGTTCCTTCTCGTTTTTATAAAACTATTCATTTATAACTATCAATAGGCATCATAACCAATGTAAGTGTAAGTACTGGTGAACGAGTGTCAATGGAGTTAAAAGTATCACTTCATCCTGCTAAATATAAGTTATCCTACGTTTTAATATACTAGAACTCAAAATTAGAATGGTTTGTTAATATTAATAGATTTACCATTGATATCTTTTGACACCTTAAAAAAATCTATACCTTTTATCCACTGACATAACTGTTGTAGTGTTTCCATTGCCTGTTCTAACTCATTTTTTTCAATTCTAACGCCCCCATGATGGCTACAGGAATTTAATAATTCCTGAGCTAGAGTGATGTCATTCTTCAGCTTATTAGGCAGACCGAGAAAATTAATCACCCTCGACAAACTCCCAAGCATTAACTTTTGATAGTCTTCTTCAAATTCCTTTTCAGCCCTAATATTTACTAACATCAAAACATACTCAAGATAACGCCGTGCTGTATTTCCCTTTTCTTGTAACGCATCTCTATCATACTCTTTAATATCACTCAATTCCTGTAGTAGAAAATCAAACTTAGCTATTGCCAAGTTAAGATTGATGTTATGCATTAGCAATTCGGATGCATGATTGCTAACAGGTACACGATTTGGTGGACGTATCATTATAGCCGTCGTGTAACAATTTATATTTGGTATCTGTATAAATTCCTCACCGGAACGCGTAACACGTTGAACTTCTACCATATAGTGGCCAAATTTATCAATCTCATATGACCGACAACGAGCAGAATATAATTTATTTAGCTTTTTCCTGTCTTGATAATATGATTTTATTAATACAAAAAATGCTCTTTCGTGCTCAATAATTAAAATAGTCTCTATTGAAGCATGGTACAACCATCCGTTATTCCATGTTAATTCAAGCTGTCTATTTCCATCTTTAAAATCAATTTTAGTTATACGATCCCAACTTCCTCTATCAATAAAATCGACAATATTGCGCCCAAATCCTTGATAGTTATTTTTAACAATGTGCAATAGTACTGCCTTTATTTTATCCCAATCATGAATTTCTTTTTCATATTCACCATTTAATATATTCGTTAAATCACTGTGAAAATTTTCATATGTCATAAGTATCTCTTTTTAGATAAAATTGGATTTCGACAAGTAGACGTTGATAACAACAAGACTGGTTAGATAATTTAATCATTGATGCAACGTTTAGCGTTGAATCAATTGACATCATTACCAATTCTTCCAATGCAATCAGCATACCACTGCATCATCTCCCTCCGCCCTTCCAGATACAAAGCATGGTTGTACGTCCCACGAATCGCATTCTTATCGACATGCGCAAGCTGGGTTTCAATCCATGCCGTATTGAACCCTTCCTCGTGCAAAATCGTACTCATCGTGTGACGGAAACCATGCCCCGTTACCTTCCCCGTATACCCAATCCGTTTGAATACCTGATTCATACTCGCTTCACTCATCGTCTTGCGGGGATCATTTCGCCCTGGGAATACCAGTGGATATTGCCCAGATATCACCTTGAGTTGTTGTACGATTTCCAGCGCTTGGGTAGATAGGGGGACAAGGTGAGGCCGTTTCATCTTCATACGCTCTGCAGGTATTTCCCACACTGCTTTTTCAAGATCAAACTCACTCCAGAAAGCACCTCGTAGCTCGCCAGTACGAACTCCTGTAAGGATCAGCAGACGAGCGGCAAGAACAACTAACGGGCTTCCTGTGTAGCCTGCGAGAGCTTTAAAGAAGTCTGGTAACTCCTCAACAGTAAGGAAGGGATAATGCTTCGATTCATGCCCTGACATTGCGCTGGTTAGATCCGCTGCAGGATTGTATTCCGCACGACCGGTAACGATGGCGTAACGAAAGACTTCACTGCAACGCTGGCGAACCTTCTTGGCCTTCTCTGTCGCGCCACGGCTTTCCATTCGACGTAGCACATTCAGCAGAACCAAAGGCTTGATGTCATTCACCGGCAGTTGGCCAATATAAGGGAAAATATCTTTATTGAAGGCTTCGATAATGTCGGAGGCATAACCTTCTGACCACCGGCTCACCTTCGTTCCGTGCCATTCAAGTGCCACAGCCTGAAACGTATTATTGAGCTGCACATCGCGAACCAACTTTTCTTCTTTCTTGGCAAACGATGGGTCGATACCTTCGGCCAGCTTTTTCTTGGCTTCATCACGCAGTGCCCTCGCTTGTGCAAGGGACACTGCCGGATAGACACCAAAAGCCATACGTTTCTCTTTTCCATTGAAGCGATATTTCATCCGCCAGTATCGAGAACCAGAAGGAACAACTTCAAGATACAAGCCTGCACCATCTGCTAGCTTGTAGGCTTTCTCTCTGGGTTTAGCAGCATCTACCTGTCGAGCATTAAGCTTCATTGGGGGCATCTCCCTGGACCGAACACAGAATGCCCCCACTTATGCCCCCAACTGCGACTTGATTTCGGTTGAGTCCAGTTGATAACAGGAGATAAGATACGGGCCAGAAACCGCAGTATACGGGCTTTTAGTTGATTTCGGTAGACTTGGGAAGAGTTTGAAATGGTGCCGATAATAGGAGTCGAACCTACGACCTTCGCATTACGAATCTGTAGCACCAATCATAACTATCTGTTTTAGCAAGCATTAACCGCATTCACCAAGCAATAGTTGATGGCACAAACAGAAAGTTGATGCATGATGTTGTCATGTGTATGTCACAAATACGGCACAACGATCTTCAAACATGTAGCCACTCAGCATAGAAGAGCACAAAGCCTTGCAATCCAGTGCAAAGCTTTGTGTGTCTCAGTTTTGTTTCATCGGTAATTATGTGTTCGCTACGATGCAAGAATCCATACCAATAAGCATCCGATAATTGGGAAAGAAAAATCCAACAGACTTCCCACATCCCACACGCGTGGATCAAAACCTCCCCACCACGGCATGTTGATGCGTTTCCCTTTCCCAAACTTTTCTATCCAGCGATATTCTGCCTGGGTGTGTTCACGCGCAATGAAGAACGTACAACCGGCTATCGCACCGTAAGCCCAGTTTCCGGTAGAAAGGCCAACCAGTACCTGAGCCGCAAAAGCGCAAAGCGAGTGAAGAAATGGAGTGACATCAATGCTCTTAATCATGAAACTTCCCCATTGGTTGAAAATATGGCTCCTCCAACGCCAAGTGTATTTCGTGTTGCGCTCAACCTCAGAGGGCTGGAGTCAGAATTAGAATATCCTGTAGCAGAAATAAAAGATCCTCCACTAATAGTCAACTGCGGAACATCGGCTATATCTGAATAAGTTCTGTCAGCAACAGTATTATTTATAGCCACATGTGATCCAAAAAAACTTCTTATTGTTTGGTTTTTAACTTTACTTCCTTCAATGGTTATCCTACTACCACAGTCGGCAATAAATCCTGAATCTGCATCCAGCGTTGCATTCATAAAAGAAGCTTCAGATCTCTCTACATCAATCCATCTAATATCTTTTGTGGGATTTGCACCAAATACATGACAAATATTAGAGTTAAACCTTACACCATCTTGGAGGTGCATTAATTTTTTTATATCTGTACCCCATAGCCTTGGAAAATTAACAGATGCTCCTGCATGGCAATCAAATCCCAGCTCAACCCCTGAGATATCTACAGCCTTTCCGGAAATAACAGCACCAGTGTCTGCATTAACGGCTGTTCCACAATTGCGCATATCATTACCAGCAACATCAACACAACCCGCACCATCAATACGCACACCAAGTGCACATCCATAAAAACCTTTTTCAATATTTGGTTCAAGGACTTTACCACTTGTTTCTGCATCACTTTCTTCAACGTCATGTCGTCTTGCATCAACATATGCTGTATGAATGCACGTTAATCCACGATATGAGCAATGTATAGTTTTATGGTCGCGTATATTAACATTTGAACCATCTCTTACATTCCATCCTATATAACAATAGCTTGCACTTGACCCCTGAAAATCTGCTTTAACATTATAAATACAATTAACTGACGCAACCGTACTCTCTGTGCACCGTTCAAACTTACTTACAGGCATTGATGCCTTGACATTATTTACCAGTTGCAGGGAAGAGTATCTGCTATAAGAAAAATCACATACGTAATACCCTTCTGGCATATATGCAGCAACACTTTCCTCATCAGGAGCACATCCGGTATGATATGCACTAATTTTTGCACCAAAACTACCATGAATTCCAACGTAGAACTTTCGAGCACCTGAATACGGATAGAAATTAAGTTCAGCTTTTTGAGTTACAATAAATGCACAAACATCGCTATCATCTCTATTTTCTTCAATCTGAATAGCAAATACAGGACTTTTTGCTGCATCGCAAATGTAAAATAAATATTTGTATTCGTAATACGTCCTAACAGTTTTAGTAAACAAACTGGTATCAGAGAAAACCACTGAGTCTTCTGATATTATTTTAATCCATGATAAGTCACATCCTGCTGAAATTTCTATTTGCTCATTGAGCACAAAACCGGAAAGAATTTTAATTATGCAAAAATCAATGCCATTTTTCCATAGTGGACGCAGTGCAACAGCTGAGTTCAGAGCATCACTAATAGATTTAAAATTACCATATTCCCCAACTGTTATTGTGAATGCATACCTGGAATTAAATACTGCGGCACTCTCTCCAGAGTTAATAGCTGCAGATATCATGTCATAATTTGATATAAAATCATTTGGCGTGATTATTTCTGCGTTTTTATTGTGCTGTGTTCTAAGTTTTGAATTTACATGAACACTTTTAACTGCAATACGGGAGTCGTCAACAAGTATTTCATTACCCTCTGTTGCTAACTCTTGTCTTAACTGATCCGGATCATACTTCAGCACATTCGGAAAATAGAACTGCTGCACACCGTACGCATCATAAACAGCCATCGAATGGCCTTGCACGGTAACGAATTTGGCAATCTGTCCGTTATATACCGGATATCCAGCAGCGTTAATGATGATTGGCTGTGCAACAGGAACGTGAGAACCATCTTCGTTCTCAACATAGACCTGAATCTGGTTTTCTGGATTTACCGGGTCAGTGTCAATTTTACCGATATAAATTTTGCCATTGGCTACGGCTTTAAAAGAACGAGCCATAGTGAAGAGTTGCGAAGGCATGCTCACTACAACATTGGCTGTAATGTCTGTCATTTAATTTGCTCCAGATACAAGGAATCGCCGCAGCATTGCCGCAGTGATGCATTATTAATCAAAAAAATACGACCACCGTGGTCTTATTGAGGATGCAATCAGCAGATAATAAGATGCCGATCCACTCACAAAAGCGAGGCATCAAGAATGGGAAGAGATGACCCGCAATTTAATCTGCGGCTACCTTACGAATTAAAGGAAAAACTAAAACAGCGAGCCAAATCCAATGGCCGCTCTCTTAATTCAGAATTAGTTCAGATAGTGACTGATGCTGTATCAAAGCCATCCAAAATTTCAGGCTATCGAGACGATGCGGAACGCATCGCTGATGAGCAGTCAGAGCTTGTTAAGAAGATGGTGTTTGATACGCTGAATGATTTGTACAAAAAACCCACCTGAAGGTGGGTTAATTTTTGCATTTACCTGGGCCATATTGACTACTTATAAAATGAGATCAATATTTAATCGCCCAATAACGGGTGTATGTTGAGGTATATCATGGCGAAAAAACCAGGTGAAAACACAGGAAAAAACGGCGGAATATACCAAGAAGTTGGCCCACGCGGCGGTAAGAAAGACAATTTTGCAACCGTCAAGGACAACGAAAGGCTTCCACCAACAACAAAGCCAGGTCATGGCTGGGTATTGGATAAGCGAACTCCAGACAGCAAAAAGTAATAATCAAGCCGGGTCACTCCGGCTTTTTGATATGTCGCTCGCAGAACTCAACAAGCCTGCTCATTAAGTAGCAGTAAGTCTCGTTGGCTCTTCCTGGTTCAACATCAACACCTACCCTTGAGCAGATATCGAATGCCATGTGAGCGCACTCATGGGCAATAGTAGATAGTTTGCCATTGAACACGCCTATCACATGCAAAACACCATTCTCGCTACTCATTGTATGAGACGCTCCGTTGGCGTCCGAGTCATGCACGTCAACGCCAAGTTTTTGATGCAGGCGTTGCCATTCTGGAAAGTCTCTACAAAACACAATTGTACCGCTCTCAAAGAGCGGAACGAGCATCTTTGGTACGTTTCCAATGTTAACTTTTTTCATGGTATCCTGCGCAAAACTAAGGAGAGTTAATTATATGAAAAAATCACTGTTAATTATCCCGCTTCTGCTGGCTGGGTGCGCAAAAGTAAGCGACTATCAGGCAAGTTGCGAGCAACGCTATCCAAAGCTTAGCGATATGGCTAATTGCCTTGATGCCAGCTTGAAGAACGACTCTCGCATGGCATCAGCACCAACACCTAAGCTGTATGTCCTTGCTGCGAAGATGCTCGGGCAAGGTGTCGATGAAGGCAAGATAAGTGACACACAGGCAAGACTTGAACTTCAGAATCTTTATGTTCAATTACAAAGCCAAGAACAAGCACAACAAATAGCACAAAGCCAAGCATTCCAGCAGGCTTTATTGAATTATCAGGCTGTAAACACAATGCAAGCGATCGAGCAAAAAGCGCGCCAGCCTGTTATAACTCAACCTTACCCAACACGCGTTGACACATATACAAACTGCAATTCAGGATTTGGAAACACGGTAACATGCAACAGTAGCAGTAATATCAGATAGTTATATCTTATTTTTATTGCTGTTCTGCTGTAATTTGGCTTGAAAGTATAGGGCGTATCGCATTTGCAGCATTATTTAGCGCTCTTTCATAGGCTGGTGTTCCTGCTTTGGTGTTTGCCAAACGTAAGAGAGCATTCCTTGCTGCTTTTGACTCATACAAGCGCATCATTGCACCGAAACCAGCCTCAAGCCCCATTGATACGCCAAGAGTCGCAGTTGCGCCAATCGTCCTTATCCTGTTGGCTTGCGATTGCCCCGTCTGAGTTACTACATTTGCGGTGTCTGACCTTGCTGTTTGCTGTAGAACTTCATGAAGAGAATCAAGCTCTTTCATGTGCTTTCCAGAAAAAATAGTGTTGTAAATTTCACCGCCTGACTGAGATTTCAGCTTATTAACTTCAGTGATGAACTTGGCTGGAGAGTCACCGGCCTTTTCCGCTATTTTGCTGACATAAGCTGCACGCATAGCATCTTTCCCTTTATTATCCAATGCGCTCCAGATTCGTTTCACGTCAGATGGTTTTCTGCTTAATACAACGGTATTTATAAGTTCAGGACTGGCTTCACTGCTTGCCTTGTTGAGCTTGTTAGCAATGTTTTTATTAAGCACCTTATTATAAACGTTTGCATAATCGGAATTTGCTTTAAGGTATTTTGCTGCGTCTGATGCACCGAGGTTTTTTGCAACTGCGTTACGAAGATCTTTTGACATTGCATTCTCTACCATATTGGTAGCTGCTTTTGCCTGGTTTGGGAAGACCATAGCATCTCCCTGAACATTAGATCTAAATGCTGTTCTGTGCTGACGCAAGAGATCAAACGTAACATCCAAATCAGTTGCAGGGTTTGCTAATTCTTCACGTAGGTTACGCAAGGATGTAAGCAGGCTTTGATTGGCAGACGTCCCAAGCCGTTCCTGTCTTGCGATCGCTGTATTCAGAGCATTCATGGTATTTGTGGTATCAACTGCGGCATTACCCATTTTATTGGTGACGTCATTGATAACAGCGCCAGCGGCATCCTTCCGCCCCCTTAACGTGGTGGTAAGAGATTTCACCACATCATCAGGGTTGTACTCACCAAAACGGTCAAAATAATTACTTACCAGCTTACTACGCGTTGCATATTGCTCCGCTCGCTTTGAGCCTGTCCCGAGCAAAGCCCCCTCGGCATCCTGAGTTAGGCCGCGAGTGAAAGCATTTTTCGGCGGGATAACATCAGATGTCATTGGTGTCACGCCCATCGATTCTGATGTGGCAATTTTCTTCGCCACTTCTGGCGCAATATCACCTTTTATAGCCGTTATTCCACGCCCTATTCCCTTTGCTGCTGCGGAAAGAACCCCCTGAGCGGCAAGGTTAACTCCGGCATTTTTAGCTGCATTTTGTGCGAAATCGCCTTTCTGATTTGCGGCCTCTGCCAGTGATCCAATAGCCATGCTTCCTGCCGTTCCAACTCCTGGAACTAAATACCCGCCAATTGTTTCTCCAGCTTGCGCATAAGGGTCTGTTGGTCGATCGACTGGACGATAGACATCGTCCAAAACCTTGGGGCCACCAAGCCCCTGGCTGATTGCATTAATCAGACTTGCGCCGCCCTGCAATACGTCAAATGGTATGTTTACCAGACCACGACCAGCCTGTTCCGCAATTTGCCCTGCACTTTGACCACCAGTGAGCCAATCGCCAGCTTGTTGCATCAATGATGGTTCTTCCCGTGTTGGTGCATTATTGGCCTGATTAACTGTTTGTTGCTGAACAGCCTGACCAGCAAAATACTCATCAATGGCGGTGCCAATATCTTCGGTGCTCGTACCATCAGGAAAGGTAAATGTCTTACCGTTTGCAGTTACTTTCATCATTCCACCGTAAATTGAATGCCTGATTTTGAGGTATATGATCCAACCTGATTCCGTGGTTCTCCTGAAGGTGTCGAATCTTGTGCTGGCGCTGCGTCAGTATTCATTGACATATACCGCTTAACGGCACTCCCCAATGATTCACCTTTTTTAACATCCAACCCCAATATCTGACCGCCATTACGCGATTGTCCAGGGTTGCCATTCGCGCTCATCCACTCAGCTTTAAACTCATTAAACTGCGCGTTTCGTCGCTCAAGGTTTGCCATTGCATCAAGCCATCTTGCGACCGTCTCAGGGTTATCCATGTCAGTTGGCGCACCCTGTCGAACGATCTCAACGTCTTTATCCGTTGCTGGGCCGGGAGGTAGGAATTTAAGAACCTGACTGTTAACAAGGGCATTTTGGCGAATGCGCAAATCACGCAATGTCGTATCGCTTCCGGTAAGTTTTGCGAACATGTTCTGTGCGTTACCGAACAAGCCGGTCGTTGGTTTTTCTGCTCTGAACTGTTGAGCAAGCGCACTCATGGAATTGGCTGAGTTTGATGATGCTGTGGCATTGTTTACAGCCGTCTCGATGCCTTTTTCCATGTTTACTGACAGCTTAGGTGCTTCGCTAATCAACTGCTGAGCCTTTTCCTGCGCTTGCTGCATCTTAAACCCGAACTCTTGCTGATCCAGAGCCAAGCGTTGTGCTGCGATATTGTGCCCAGTCATTGCTGACTGATAGGAAAGGTTTTGCCCTCTCGCCTGAAGTGCTTCACCAGCCTGATTGCTGCGGATTGTCTCTGCCAGCCCGCCTCGGTCAATCTCACGACCAGCCATCTTGTCCTGAACATTGAAGTAATCAATCGGACCAAGAGCAGCCATTCCAAGGTGATCAACAAACTCACCAAATCCTGAAGGATTCTGCTGATACATCTGAGCAACGCTGTTAGGGTCAACACCGACGCGAGTCAGTTCCTTGGCGTTGTTTTGCAGCCATGATTGCATTGCTTCTGGAGACGATGACGCAAGGCGTGCGCCAGCCGCTAAGGTGCCGATAGAATTACGCTGCTCTTCATCAATGAATCCCATGCCTTTACGAACGGATTCAATCTGGTCTGGATATTGAGTAGCCAACTTACGCAAAGCACCGCGATCACCAGACGCATAAGCATTAGCGTACGCCTGCTGAAATTCTTTCTGCCGCTGAGCCTGCTTTTCCTGCTGAAACACCCCCGCAATACCAGAAAGACCTTGCAAAGCTGTCAGCCCAACATTGTTAGCGCCTGAACGCTCAATATCATTGTTCTGCCTGATAAGCTGAAGCGTGTTGCCGATGTCATTTACGCTCGGAGCGTTTGAGTTGACACCACCGATACCAGCCAACAATCCGCCATTTGTTCCTTGCCAAGTAGCCATGATTACCCCTTAAAACAACGATCCAAGCAGGCCAAGTCCGCCGCCAATTGCCGCACCTAATCCAGTGCCAAGTCCTGGAACAATAGAGCCAAGAGCAGCGCCAGTCATAGCCCCTGAAGCTCCTCCGCTAATTGCTGTCTGAAGGCCTGATGGTTTATTGGCATTAGCAGCGGCAAGAGCTGCGCTTTGCTGTGCAATGCTGCTCATGTTGTTGGCGTACGTCTGCCCGGCGTTTGCCTGACCTTGCAGAGCACCAAGCCCAACGTTTGCCAGATTGTTGTAATTGCTCATCTGATTTGATAACCAAGACTGACCGAGTGTCGGCGCGATCGTAGCCAGTTGATTGCTTGTGGCTGTCGAACCAAGTCCACCCGTCGCCTCCGCAGCAGCAAGACTCTGGTAACGAGCCTGCCCTGCAAGGTCTTTATACTGCTGAGAGTTGTAATACTGATTAAGTGCCTGCCCCTGACCTTCTAAACTGGAAAGGCTCTGAAGCTGGTTAACATACTGCTCCGCAAGAGGCGTGAACGGAGCAAGGTTTTTCATGATCGTCTGCCACTGCTGATTTTGCAGGTCTGCAGCATACTTCTGGGCTTCTGCTGCATACTTTGCGCTTTTATCAGAACTGCCACCTTTCCCGCCTTTTTCAGGGCAATAAGGTTCCTCGCCGCGCAGTTTTCTGCCCAGCTTAAATGCATATAACATGGCTATCTCCCGTGATTCAGGAAGTCGATTAGTTCTTCGCGTGTGGCGCTGTAAAACGTCACGTCATCCACGCCTTTAAAGTATTTCTTGATGGTTCCTACACGATTAAGGCCAATCATTGCGCAGTACATCTGCCCGTGGCGGAATTTGCGTGCAGCGAACGATGTGACACACTGAACAGTGGTGTTAGTCAGAATGTATCGCCAGAACGCCAGCCCGATTTCCTTGCTGAATCCACGAACCTCTGGCAGGTACATGGCGTGGCAATCAAAGGTCAAAGGCTGAATCTCCTGATAGTAAACAATGCCGCCGAACTGCCCGTGCACGTTCACCTCGAAGTAACGGCATTCAGGCTTGTAGTCGTATCCATCACCGTTGTTGCTCCCGGCAATAATGTCAGGGTGATTTCCGACTGCTTCGATCAGGTCGATGTTTCGCGTTGGGTTGAACTGAATCATCACTGCTCCGCGATTATCTTGATGGTTGTGGCAGTAAACGCCGCCCCATTTGACTGGATGGTTAACGTACTGCCATTTGTGGCAAGAAAGCCGTCTTTATCCACGCTGAAGAACGTAGCTAACAGGATGTTATCGGTTGTTGTCGCCGAGTTGCGACTGCTTACCAGTGTGTCAGGAACAGATCCGGAAAAGGTTAGCTGCATTGACCTGTTTGCGGTTCCGCTGGGCCACGTCCCGACAATCGACAGCTTGAAGAACAGGGTTTTGTTCTCGTTGAAAACAACCATCTTGTTGTTATCAGTATCGAAGAATGGTGCCAACGTCCCGGATGACGGCGTGAGCGTTTTCAGCAGGCTAACAAGGTTGGTCGGCGCTGTTGGAATGGTTACCGATACTCCTGAGTAAACAACCTCTGATTTCTTGCGCGTGGTGGCATACTCAAGCGCAGATATTCTTGTTGAGTGATCACCAACTGTGCTTTGTAGCGTCGAAATACTTCCCTCTGCCGCTGTGAGCCTGGTATCAAGTGCGTTGATATCGGTTGTATTCTGAGTTATTCGCGCATCATGGTTTGCTAACTCAGATTCATTGGCAGCAATTCGCGTCTCGTGATCAGCCAGCTCTGTTTCGGCAGCCGTAATCCTTGTTTCATGATCTGCAAGAGTGCTTTCCGCTGCTGCGATTCTATGTTCATGATTGACGAGAGTTGCTTCAGCAGCAGCAATTCTGGATTCATGGTCTGCAAGGGTGACATCCTGCTCATCATTCTTCACCTGTGCATCATAAGCTCCCTTCCCTGCTTCGTTGGCCTTGTTAGCCACGTTACCAACATCAGTACCCTGTGCGATAACGTACAGCAGATATGACTGCGAGAAGATATTGCGTGGAAGGACTGATGTGTCGAGTCGTGTAGCCTGAATGATTACCGGCTCATTGAGATTCGAATCAGCCATTACTCGATCCTTATCTGGCAGCCAGACAGAGTGACAGGTGACTTCGTGATAACGCGCAATTTGAAGCCGACATTTTTCCTGATGCGCCCGACTCGCTTCCACAAAACACGCTTGTCGTAAACGAACGGTTCATTCTGCTCAATCATCTGCTCACGACCGTAATTGATGCCATCAGTGGTTGCCGAGAGGAACAGGCGGTCGGCGTACTGAGCGACCCCCGTCGATGATTCCACCTCCAGATCAAAGCATCTGGCGTTATCTGCTTTGAAGAGTGGAGTAAACAGCAGGTGTTCTTGCTGTAGCCCATACTGGCTGCTGATGTCGAACTGCAATTTTCCGGTCACGGACTCCAGCTTATCGCCGCACGTTATCTGATTGCCTTCGTAAATGAAGTCGATAGCGCGGTACACATCGTCATACAGGCCTGTTTTCAGCACACACCATTGCGGACCATTGGCGCTTGAAGATGCGTCGTACACAAGGACGTGACGCGAAAGATGGATAATCAGCAACTCATGAGCATCAAACCGCAACGATTCCATCACACCATCAGCCAGTTCATCAGCAGTGTAGGAGCGGAGGATTTTCTCAATGCTCGCGCTGGCGATTGGTGATACCTGACCGGAGCCGATGATGTATACAGACGGAGCACCTGTTGCCGGATTGCTGATAAACGCATAGGAATCAGCAAACGGCGTTTTGCAGTAAGTTCCGGCAATGCCTTTCTGCACCATCAGTGATGGCTGTGCGACATACAAAGCGGCACCAACGGTGGTTGCCCCAGTCAGGGAAAAATATTCAATCGTCGATGAACCAAAGCAGACGATGAAGTCTCGCCATGTTCCGATGCCGAGGATACCGTCCGGCTGCGATTCTGCGCGATATTGTGCGCTGTAACGGTCAGGATGCGATTCGTCTTCAAGGTCAGTGATAAACCATGAATCCGTGCCGTCTTTTGACCACGCATAACGCCCACGTAAACGCGTAATGTCGCGAACCGAACCTAACTCATACTGAGTGAATCCGCTGTCTGTAGGCCAGTTTGAGACTGTTTTAACCGTTCCATCATAGCGATACTCGACCAGTTGACCATTAAAGCCTACCGCCTGAGATGTTCGACCATGCGCCATTGATACGCGACCACTTCCGGAAACATCACCGACCTCGCTTTCGCCCTTATACAACTTGCCACCGCAAACGCGATAAACAGCATTCTGCGCCATGTTGTACTCGACACCGCGCGATACACCATTCACATCAGAGCGTTTGGCAATGCCAGGGAATGAGCGAAGATATCCACTGCTGTTGAGGATTTCTTTGGGGGTTGCCAGCATATTCACTGGCAGATAGTCGATATAGTCGGCGTTTCGAAAGTCTTTGCCGACACCTTTCATAAGCGGAAGTTGCTGAATCGGCATTATTCGCTCCCGTTATCGCAAGGTTCCTTTCGCTGGAAGTAATTCCAACCGTTCCACTTCGCCAACTGGTTACCACTACCAACAGGCATACGGTTTGGATAACCGGACTTACATTTAGCGGCTTTTGCTCTGTCCATTGCAGACAGTTTGACGAGTCTCTCTTTCCCGTATCTGGCAGTGGTTATAAGTTTTGCATTCGCTTCCAGCGCATAATCCGGAGCAATGCGGCAGGCAAGGTTGAAAATGACGGCATTAATAGCGTTATTTGATAAACCGTGCTCATCGCCCGGATCTGGAGCGACATCTGCATCAGCGAAAATGTAGCCAACGTTGATACCAGGTGACACATCACCGCCAAGCCATTCAGCCATCATCATTTCAAGGTCGTTGACGCCGTCTTCCATAGACTGCGGTTCGACATCGGTTAACGTGGCATTTGATGCCACACCGAGCTTACGTAATGCCGCAAGAACTAAATCACCCTTCGTTGTCAGGTTCATCTGCTGCCGCCTTAGGTTTTCGACCAGGCTTTTTACGCTGTTTTTCTTCTGGCTCTGGCTCTGGCTCTGGCTCTGGCTCTGGCTCTGGCTCTGGCTCTGCAACATCATTCAGAAGATTATCAGGATGTGCAAACCAGCCAGCATCCAGATATTCCTGAAGCTCTTCGGCTTTCACGATTTCAAAGTCGTATCCAACGCCTTTCCATTTCTTCATGTCGCCATGACGAAAGATCATGTGTGTCATGCTTGTCTCCAGATAAAAAAGGGAGCCGAAGCTCCCTCTGGTTATCACGCAGTCTGGTTAGGCAGACCAACACCAATTGCCTCTGGTCGTACAGCACATGCTGAATACCACACAGCAATACGGCACTTACCAGACAGAGTGTTGATATCACCCTGCGTTGCGAAGATGCCGTTAACACCAATACCTGGAATGCTGAAGGAAGAAGTTTTCATGCCAGCAAACAGTTCATGGGTTACCGGAATCGGCTGAGACAGCAGGCGGATTGAGTCATCAGCCCAGAACACGTTAGCGGTGGTTGTTGCCACGTTCAGAACGTTTACCGGAGTGGTATTAGCAAGAGAGGTGTTTACGTTAGCGTAAGCCTTCTCTTCTTTTGTCAGTGACGCGTCATCCAGCGCAATCGGCTTCGGCGTGATTTCGATGTGAGTACTATCGATCACTCGGGTGATTGAGAAAGTCGCATCATCAGTCAGCACGTTCTTCGCCATCTGAGACAGGAATTTCACACCAGTGAAGCTGATTTTGTCGCCGCGCTTAAATCCGGTGGTGGAGGATACGGTCACCGTTGCAACACGGTTGTCGACGTTCTCCTTGTTACCATCGGTATCAAGGGTGTATGCCTGCGGCTTAAACTTCTGCGCTCCAGACACAGTTACACCAGTAGCGGTTGACTTGGTAACTGCCGGAAGTTTCGGTGAGCGAAGAATTTCATCAAAGCCAGCAATCTGACGCTGAATAGTACCGTTGCGATACGCTTCTTCAGGAACGCGACCGAAGATGTCACCATCTACCAGGTTGCGGCCTGCTTTGCGGTAATCGTCAGGATTCAGGAAGTAACTGATGCCCATATCGCGGTTTAGCTCACGGGAGAACATCAGTCGCTCTGCATCAGACACAAAATCCCATCCAGACAGGCCAGTAGATGGACCAATTGCGCGGGTATCGTGAACAACAAGCGAGCCCATTTCAGTTGCCTGTTTGGCAATTGCTGACTCAATGTTATTCGCCAGTTTTTTGGCGGATGCCTGGATGCGGCGACGGTAAGAACGCTCATCACGCAGGTCATCTGCACGAAGCTCGAAGAAATCGTTATCCGGATCGCCCATGTTGCATTTCACGGAGAGTTCCAGAATCCCGGTTGCGTTGTCAGTTAAATCCCAGCCAGTCTGGGTTGGCGCTTCCTGCTCAACAGGCATCCACACGGTGTTGCTTGAACGCTGCATTGATTCTGCCGGAGGGGTGTATTTTGTCACTTTGGACGCCATTGGCGTCAGGTTCTGGACGGTTTCGATGATTTCATCCAGAGCATATGTGACCAGTTGACCTTCATTTAATGCCATTATCGAATTCCTTTATTCAGTTGCGCCTTAAGCTTGCGGTACGTCTCTACATCCCCTTTGTTTGCTGCCGCTTCCATCTGCTTTTCAATCGCAGAGATATTTGCAGCAACAGCGTGTCCCTGAATGGGTTCATCAGGTAACGGGGCTTCTGAAACAGGCTTTGCTCGAGGCTTGAGAGTTAAACGTTCTGACAGTCGAGTGAGTTCAATCAGCGCGGATTGCCCGTCCATCGCCAGCAACTGGCGTGTTTTCTCAGGATTAGCACCAAGGTGATACATGAGAGCAGCGGATTTCTCCGGGAAGAGGCGCATGATGTCGGCACCGACTGCTGGCGGCACCAGTTGCATGAATGCATCCTCTTTCTCCTGATAGTCAGGGATATTGAGCTTTTCCGCTGCGTCGTAGTGCTTACGGGCTGCCTCGACGTATTGCGCTGATTGCTGGGTGAACTCCTGAGTTTTGCGACCCTGCTCGGCGACAGCCTGGCTTCGTGCGTCCATAGCCTTGATCTGCCATTCACTGTTTGCCTGCTGGAAGGCAGCCAGTGCGCGGCTCTGGTCATAGTCGTACTTAGCCAGTGCATCTTCGGAAAGATAATCGTTAGGGTCTGGTTGTTTTGGTAACTCAGGGTTCACCCGCAGGTGCTCCGGCAACTCTCCACGCTTAACCGCTTCCATCTGCTGCTCAAGCTCACGCTGGCGTTTGCGTTCGATGCGGCGACGGGCAAATTCAGCATTAGTTGCCGGGTCTTGTTTTGGTTTCTCATCGTCTTTCAGGACAATCTCAAAGCCTTCTTCCTGACCTGCACTGTCGTTGGCATTATCGACAACTAAGCCATCAGCAGATGCCGCTGCATGATTGCCGGGCAGGGTTAATTCTTCAGAAGCCTGAATGTCGGTGGTTTGGTCCATGGTTAACTCTCTCTTATTGAGGTGTCTCGGCTACTCCGCCGGAGGGGATTTGAACTTGACGCATAAGATTCGCGAAATCCATGCGTTGTGAATGAGTCTGGTCTGCATCTTTAAGAAGCAGCTCAGCGTTAGCACGAGCATCTTTGCTGCGCTGTTGCTGGAATTGACCTACGAGCTTGAGGTACTCACGCAGTTCTGCCTGCTTGTCGAGGTCCATATTGTTGAAGATTTCTGCAATCTTCGCGGCGTTGAGTTGGTTTTGGGCTTCAACCTTGGCGGCTTCAACCTGAATCTGCGCCTGTTGGTTCTCTGCCTTGAGCAATTCAGCCTGACCTTGCAGAAGGATACCCTGCGCCTGAATTTGCTCTGCTGATGGCTGCTGCGGCTGCTGTTGAGCCTGCTGTACCATCTCCATCTCTTCAGGTGTTTCTGGTTTCTTCAGCCCCATCATCACCAGTTGCTTGTTCGCGTACTCTCGCATCATCTCGACGCCTTTACCGTCAAGCAGCGTGAAGTATTGCAGCATCAGCATCTGGAACTCTGGAGTACCTTGCGGAACCTTGGTGAGCAACTCCTGAATCTCTGCGCGGTTCTGTTCCTTCATACTCTGGAAGGATGGTCCAACGTCTGTATAGCACTCATAGCGACCGCGAATGTCGTTGAGTGTGACCACATTGCCGGACTGGTAATCGACAACTTGCGCGTAGAGTTGAACGTCTTTCTCGCTACCATCTTCAAGTGTCAGCGTTACATGGCGAGGAACGTCATAAATATCGTTGACCATTGAGGCATAAATCTCGCCATCACGTCGCATTGCGGTAGCTAGGTTATCCTGAAACACGTATGTCTCAAGGTCTGCCCGCATGTTCAGTTGATTGACGGTATCGAAAGCGACCTGAGAGTTTGCTGCCTGCGCATCCACACCAAGACTAGCCACCTCTTTCACTGCGTTGGTGGCAGCCTCAAGCATGTAAGCGTTGGCTTGCGGCACTTCAGGGTTTTCCATGTAGGAGATTGGGCCAATCGGCAGGTCGTTACCGTTTTCATCGGTCTTGTTCTGCAGATAGTACGGATAGTCATCATTTCCACCGTACATGTATTCGTAGCCTTCGATTTGCTCAGGGAAGAAGGTCGGTTTCTTCTTCGGTGAACGAGCAACAATATCGGCGTTGAATGACATGATCATGTTACGAAGGCGCTGACCGTCTTTCGTCAGCCTTACCACTCCTTCGTAGCACTCCTTGTCACCAGCGAATGACCATTCGCCATACACTGGAACGATTGGAATATGCTCTCCGGCTATCTTCTCGCGGTCTTTCAGTATCTGCGTGCAGGTGATGATCGACTTATACACACGCCGACGCTTCACCTTGCGCTCTGCTACCTTAATGAATCCACGATTAGCCAGGTCGTCGATGACGTCTTTGATATCTTGCTGGTAATAGCTGACCGGCTCACCTGTCAGCGGGTCGCGGTAGATGAAGACCTTCTCTTTCTTCTCTTCGACCTCGTAATACTCAGCGACGTAGACGACATCATTCGATACCCACGGAAACAGCCATGTATCGTTCGGATTCTGGAAAGATGGCAGCGTGTCAGGATCAATACCGTAATCCTCTGCGAACTCTTTCCAGCCATTGCGTGACAAAGCGTTAATCACCGTGCAGTGCTTAGCGTCGCTCTTATCCATCTGCTTGCTGTTTGCGTCCCATATGACGTGTGAGCAGGCCTCATGGATTGGCAGGCGTCGGATTACCTGATTGTTGCTTGTTGGATCGTTGTCTTCGTACTGCGTGACCAGACGCCATGCACCAACGCCGGACTCTATCTGCTCACGAACGCCAACGTTAACGGCAATTTTTGCCGTGTTATGGCGCATATCAGTACGATACATCCCCATCAGCACATCGGCAGCATCAGGATTAGCACCGTCTTTTGGTCGGAAGAGAACGTCGATAGGGTTCCGGCGCATCTCTGCGACCAACTTCCTGACAACCGGGCGGACAACATCGAATTGTCCGCGATACTGCAGGGTGGTGTAGTTTGATAGCCAGTCATCCCATTGCGACACTCGGCTAAAATACAGGTCATTTGTCGCCTCGGTTCTGGCTTCATCGCTCGCCATCCAGTCTGCGTCAAACTTACACAGAATGGAATTGAGTCTGTTTTCGTCGGCCATTTAAGTTCTCCGTGCGATGGGCCTGATTGGGGCTGGTATCTTTTTCTCTTTTGGTTTTTTGATGTCGCGCATCATTTTTGCGAAGCGGCGCATCATGTATGCATAGCGAACGGCGGATAGCACGTCGTCGTTAAGCTTGACGATCTTCCCGTTTTCATCACGGTGATAGAGGCGGAACTCCTCAAAGAATGGCTCACAGGTGTTGAATACTTTGAAGCGACCATCGAGCATCATGTCTCGCAATTCAGTGATGCCAGGCTCAACAGCATTACCGCCATCAGGCCATGTCGCATGCTCCTGCAACATCATAAATCCAGCGTCTGCATACTGCCCTTTGAGCTGCTCACCACCGCCCTTCTCATGCTGGTTTCCGTCATGAGGCCATGCGGTTGGCACTTTATGCGCCCATGATTTAACAGCTCCCCACGCCTGAACGGCTGTCTTTTCTTTCGCCTTCCACACGCGTGAAACGTAGATTGTGTCTGCGTCCTTATCCCACCAAAGCTGAACCTGCGCCTGCGGGTGATCCCATCCGAAATCCATCCCGCCAATTACGTAGAAGTGATCAGGGCACTCAAACGGCTGACACTTAATCGTCTCTTCCGGTATCTGGAAGATTCGCCCGCTACCCATCGTAGGAATACCGCGAGCACGCGCCTCTCTCTCATGCTCAGGATAGGATGCGATGATTTGCTCTTTCTGCTCGTCGGTGTAGTGCTCAGCGTCATAGATGGTCATGTTGACCACTTTCTGCGACTTGCTTGGATTCTTCAGGAACTTGGTAACAACGTCAGACATCCCCATCAGCGGGGTAAACGTCAGAATTGAGAATTGCCCGTATTTGTTGGTACGGGTAAGACCTTCGCCATAAATGCTGTATGGTGGCTCTTCGTCAAACCACACGCCGTGGATTGTGTCACCCTGCCAGCGAGCACGGCCTTGCGAGTATGGCTTGAAGTAGCAGATTGAAATGCCATCTTCAACGCCATCAGCCGTGTGATGCTTAACCAGAAGATGATCAACAAGGTTCGGAAAGAAAGGAGACTTCTTCCAGCTAATGATGTCCTCTTTCGGTATTGAACCGTAGCCCGGTTCATCATTCTCTTCAATACGACCGCACAGGATGCGTTGAGTCGTTTTGGTTACCGTCTCGTTTGTCTCGCCGCCAATCCAGAAGACAACAGGCTCATAGAAACGCTTACCTTTCCACTCACCGCCATATTTACCATCAGCAGGATAGCCTTTTGTGCCCGGATAACGCCCTGTAAGGTGAAACGCGACTTCAGCAGCACCAGTAAATGACTTACCAAGCTGGTTACCAGCCATAAAACATCGCTCTGGATAGTCATGCCCGGCGTCGATGAACTCACGCTGTTTGCTGTATGGCGTAAATTCATATAGCAGGTGTGTGTTACGGTAGTTCTCTTCTTCTTCGAGTAGCTCGAGCAATTCGATTTGCTCTTCGTCGCTCAGGTTATCAAGAATCGCGTCCAGTTCCACGGTTGAATAGCTCCTTGATACGAGAGCGTCGCTTATCGCGATCTCCCTTATCAGGTGTCACGTCTTCAACTTGCGACTGCTCTTTGAGGCCCAAATCACGGGCGATGATGTTAGCGTTGAGAAGGTCAGCGGCTGCGCCAGAGAATTTCTGGTCGTAGATGATGTCTTCCGCTCGTGATGTGACGTCAGAAAAACCTTCCATTGACCGGAAGGTCCCCCATGTTTGCCTGGTGATATCAAGGAAGGTACACAATCCTGAAATAGTCATGGCTCGCATCTTAGGGACATTAGCCTTAATTATTTCTCCCTGATATGAAAATACCTTACCCTCCCATAGCGGGTTATCATCAGCCCACTCGAAGTATTCACAACAAGCAGCCCACAGCGCCTCAGGCGATTCGAATTTAGGGTTTCGCCCATGACTACTGCGGGCCTCCCAAAATCGGTTGCCCTTTGGTGCTGCCATATTCATCTCACTTAGTTGTTATTTCAGGTTGAGCATCATGCTCCGGTAGTGAACAGGTCTAACGCTTCCTTAGATTTACGCACCGCTTCGAATGTGCGGATCGTGATATCCGAATTAGCGCCGCCTGACTGGAAGTGAATTTTGAATAGCTCAAGCTTCAGTTCGTCAGTGCCAATGAACTGAAATGCTTCCTCTGCGGCTGCGTTCTGGTTCATGACCAGTTTGTAAATCTCTAACTGGAATTTCTGTTCTTCAGTCATGGGAATAATCTCTGCCATTGTTGGCTCCGTTTATCCGTTAAAAGGGATATCAGTTAAGTTATCCCGTGTAGGGTATAAGCCATTATCAAAGCCACTCTGTAGGGAATGGCTTTTGTAATAACTACTGTTCGCTTAGCTTCTGCTTCAGCAAGTAACCTTCGAGCATCCAGATTTTGTTTACAGCATTTTGCCGGGCAATCTTCCGACCAATTTCTGCATCAAAGTTTTCCGTGCTTGCACAGGCACTCTCTCCGGTGACGGTGAAGCCATTCTTCAGCACCAGTACGCAGAAAGTGAGCAACTTCAATGGTGATAAATCACGATCGCCTTCTTCTGGTTTTTCCCTGCCACAATATTCGTTGCTGGAAATGGCACCATTACGTCCATCATAAGCAGTAAAGTAATGCTCGCTTTTAATCACGTCTTCGATGTGCTGCGGAGTGATTCGCGGTGCCGTTTTGCCTTTCTCAACGATTTCTTTTTCGATTTGCTGGTCGTTCATAATTATGACCCTGTGGAGTGGTTGCTTGATTAGGATGTCTTTCCATCAGTCCGCCACCACAAAGAATCTTTTTTGCCATCAGGCAGGAGGTTCATCTTTCAGTGGCTGCCAGTGTTATTTCCCCACTTACTGGCTTGGGTTGTTTCGCGGTACTGCCGTAACTGGTTGCCCAGAATAAATTCCGGTTTCATTATCAAGCCCACCCGTAGATAGGCTTTGTAATGAACCGGCTCTTATCTCAACGCCGCCCCTTACCGCGCGCCATATGCTTAACTTCAAGCATCAGCAATGAGATGTTTAATCTGGATTCACTCCAGAAGTGATCACCACCCTGTCTACAGAGCCAGATGTGAAGGATGATGAGTAAAATTATCGCTATCATCGAAGGCATTGCGTCCTGATGTACTCCTGCAAGTAGTTAACCTGCGCGGTTATCCTGTCGATTCCACTTCGGAGACGGTAATAATTGAGTTCAGCATCTGCTGTAAGTCTTGGGATTTCTCCATCGCCCATGCTGCTGGCTCCGGTCGTTGACTTTGCACAGGTGGCGGAGACTTGCAGGCGCTTACGACCAGCAGAAACATCAGCACGGAGACTTTCGATAGTCGCGTTAGCATCAGCAAGCTCCTTTGTGTATCTGGCGTCGAGTTCTGCTACATCACGTTGACGCTTCTGCATGTCAGCGATTGTGGATGTGGCTTTATCTCGCTGCTCTTTGTAGGCGATGGCGTTATCACGGTAATGATTAACAGACCATAACAGGCAGACGATGATGCAGATAACCAGAGCGGAGATAATCGCGGTGACTCTGCTCATACCTCAATCTCTCTGACCGTTCCGCCCGCTTCTTTGAATTTTGCAATCAGGCTATCAGCCTTATGCTCGAACTGACCATAACCAGCGCCCGGAAGTGAAGCCCAGATATTGCTGCAACGGTCAATTGCCTGACGAATATCACCGCGATCAATCATCGGTAAAGCGCCACGTTCTTTAATCTGTTGCAGTGCCACAGCGTCCTGGCTTTTCGGAGAGAAGTCTTTCAGGCCAAGCTGCTTACAATAGGCATCCCACCAACGGGAAAGAAGCTGGTAACGCCCGGCGGCTGTTGATTTGAGTTTTGGGTTTAGCGTGACAAGTTTGCGAGGGTGATCGGAGTAATCAGTGAATAGCTCTCCGCCTACAATGACGTCATAACCATGATTTCTGGTTTTCTGTCGTCCGTTATCAGTTCCCTCTGACCACGCCAGCATATCGAGGAACGCCTTACGTTGATTATTGATTTCCACCATCTTCTACTCCGGCTTTTTTAGCAGCGAAGCGTTTGATAAGCGAACCAATCGAGTCAGTACCGATGTAGCCGATGAACACGCTCGTTATATAAGCGAGATTGCTACTTAGTCCGGCGAAGTCGAGAAGGTCACGAATGAACCAGGCGATAATGGCGCACATCGTTGCGTCGATTACTGTTTTTGTAAACGCACCGCCATTATATCTGCCGCGAAGGTACGCCATTGCAAACGCAAGGATTGCCCCGATGCCTTGTTCCTTTGCCGCGAGAATGGCGGCTAACAGGTCATGTTTTTCTGGCATCTTCATGTCTTACCCCCAATAAGGGGATTTGCTCTATTTAATTAGGAATAAGGTCGATTACTGATAGAACAAATCCAGGCTACTGTGTTTAGTAATCAGATTTGTTCGTGACCGATATGCACGGGCAAAGCGGCATGAGGTTGTTAGCGCAGCCTCTTGCCACCCGCTTTCACGAAGGTCATGTGTAGAAGGCCGCAGCGTAACTATCACTGATGAATTCAGGATAGCCAGTGGCTACGGCTCAGTTTGGGTTGTGCTGTTGCTGGGCGGCGATGACGCCTGTACGCATTTGGTGATCCGGTTCTGCTTCCGGCATTCGCTTAATTCAGCACAACGGAAAGAGCACTCGGTGCATTTAAGACAAGCTCCATAAGGGAGAATGCTCTTACCTGTTACACAGATATAAAAAATCCCGAAACCGTTATGCAGGCTCTAACTATTGCCTGCGAACTGTTTCGGGATTGCATTTTACAGACCTCTCAGCCTGCGATGGTTGGAGTTCCAGACGATACGTCGAAGTGACCAACTAGGCGGAATCGGTAGTAAGCGCCGCCTCTTTTCATCTCACTACCACAACGAGCGAATTAACCCATCGTTGGGTCAAATTTACCCAAGTTTATTCAAAAAGTCAATATCATGCCGTTAATATGTTGCCATCCGTGGCAATCATGCTGCTAACGTGTGACCGCATTCAAAATGTTGTCTGCGATTGACTCTTCCTTGTGGCATTGCACCACCAGAGCGTCATACAGCGGCTTAACAGTGCGTGACCAGGTGGGTTGGGTAAGGTTTGGGATTAGCATCGTTACAGCGCGATATGCGGCGCTTGCTGGCATCCTGGAATAGCCGACGCCTTTGCATCTTCCGCACTCTTTCTCAACAACTCTCCCCCACTGCTCTGTTTTTGCTATATCAACCGCACGACCTGTACCGTGGCAATCTCTGCATCTTGCGCCCGGCGTCGCGGCACTACGGCAATAATCCGCATAAGCGAATGTTGCGAGCACTTGCAGTACCTTTGCCTTAGTATTTCCTTCAAGCTTTGCCACACCACGGTATTTCCCCGATACCTTGTGTGCAAATTGCATCAGATAGTTGATAGCCTTTTGTTTGTCGTTCTGGCTGAGTTCGTGCTTACCGCAGAATGCAGCCATACCGAATCCGGCTTGTGATTGCGCCATCCCCATAGCAGCCATCACATCAGTACCGGAAAGAGAGTCAGAAGCCGTAGCCCGTGGTGAGTCGCTCATCATTGGGCTTTTTGGCGAATGAAATTTAGCTACGCTTTCGAGTCTCATCGTCTTCCCCTCTTGCCCTGTTTGACCATCAGGACGCCGTTAACTATTGCGTGACGCTCGCCTTTGCTGTCTCGGTTGTACTTGAGCACTGTTCCTCTTGCGCAGGAAAGCATCCTTGCCACTTCGGTCTGATTGCCTCGTGTCTGGATAAGAAGCTCTGGTATCGTTTGAATTGTGGCGTTCATGCGTTCTCCAGTTCGGTGATTTTTATTTCAAGCCGTCCGCCTGGTACTTTCACACCACGAATTACGCGAATGTCATCGAATTGCTCGTCGTCTTCCGCAAATCCGGCGTGGATAAGGGAATCGAGTAAACCTTTCAGGATGTTGTCGAGGTCGCGGCGGCGGGAGTCTGGAACGTCTGCGATGACTTTGATGCGGAGTCGTGATTTGGTGAAAATGTCTAACTTGAGTTGGCGGATGATTTGCTGAACGTCTTTTCGGTATTTCTGGCCTTTATCGCTGATGTAGTATTGGCTTCCCCGTCTTCGCCAGTAGGTGTTCACCGACGGCGGGTATGGAAGCACAAACTGATATTCGTTCATGACTTAATCTTCCCCTCCTTCAGCAGTATCGCCTGCGTCCTGATCACGCCTTCGAGGTGGTAAAGTCTGGCGTCTTTGTTGTCGAGATTATGGGTGCGTCGGTCGATTTCATCGTGACACGCGCTACAAGCCCATGCGCCGATCAGGTCGTCAGGCTTCATTCCCGTTCCGCAAATTCCAGCCATCCGATAATGTGCCAGAACTGTAGTTTCAGGGTTGCCATTGCATACGCCGTAAATACGTACCTGGCATTCTCTGCCGCGTGCTTCTTTGCGTAGATTAGCCATTAAGCAGCCTCACCTGTTACTTTCAGCATTCCGTTATCGAGCAGCTTTCTGGTCAGCCACTGTTGACCACGCCCGGTGATTTTTGTGGTGAACGATATCTGTATTCCGTGATTTGTGTTGACCGCTGTTTCTTTCACTGTGAAATAGCCGCGATCCATATATTCCTGCATTGGCACATTGCGCCGGGAACCTGAAGCAATAAGGATTTTGTGATCGCGCATCCACGCAAACAGTTTGTTTGGACCAATACCGACAACCTTTGCAAAGTTTCCAATCAAAATTCCGCTGGCCTCGCCAACGCGATCGGCAAACTCAACTTTAGGTGCGGCAATTGCGAGCTGGTTTTCCAGTTGCATTTTCTGCTCAGCAAGATCAGCAGCAAGGCGCAACGCTTCTGGTAGCGTTTTGGGGATATTAACCGCAGCTTCTTCAAGCTCTCGCCAGCGGTCAACAAGGCGAGCGGTGAATTCCGGCGACAACTGGGCAACAACGACAATACTGTCTCGCTTACCTTGTTCGCCTTCGAAAACGTAATGCTCGTACTGAACATTGAACCCTAAGTTATTGATTCTTTCGGAAACCTCAATTTGAGGAAGCCGGATAACACCATTTTTAGCCAGCGTTTCGATGGTACGTTTCACATTGTCATGACGCTTACCAACCAACTCAGCGATTTCAATGCTTGTCATTTTGATGGCATTGCCATTTATTAACTCATTCATCGTCTTCTTCCTCGTGCATTGAGCTATTCGGATCGCTCATCAGTTCTGCGCAGCAGTGCTCACACATGTGAACTTCCAGCACATGCAGCTTCTGACCGCAGTTAGCGCACGTTAAAGCCCGCTCGACGCTTTCTTTCTGGTATTGAAGGGATTGGGATGGGCTAAGCATTATTGGCCTCCTGCATCAGGAGAAAGACAATCATGGCGGCGCGGAGAGGTCTGGTATCAAATATTGGGCTTACGCCTTTTGCATCCACACACCATTCAGTTAACTGGTCTAAGATAGAAATCCTGTATTTCTCAATAATCGGCCATGAAGCGCTCGGATCATTGCAGTAGTCAGGCAAATGATTTAATGGCTCAAAAGTTGTATCAGCATTTCCGTAATACCATTTGTTGGTGTTATTCCCTGACGTTTCCGGTTTACATGCCCAAAGTCCTTTAAAAATTATGTCTCCTACCATTCTGTTAATTTCAAAATCACTTAACTGTGAATAATCCATTGTCATTTCCTCGCACGATGTCTTAGCCACCGGATATCCCACAGGTGAGCCGTGTAGTTGAAGGTTTTTACGTCAGATTCTTTTGGGATTGGCTTGCGTTTATTTCTGGAGCGTTTCGTTGGAAGGTATTTGCAGTTTTCACAGATGATGTCGGTGAAACTTCGTCGCTGTCTCGCCACACGTCCTCCTTTTCCTGCGGTAGTGGTAACACCCCTGTTGGTGTTCTTTCACACCGGAGACACCATCGATTCCAGTAAGGTTGATTTGGTCGGAAGCGGTTATCTTCTTTGCATTCACCGCACCGATAACATCGCATCATGCAGCTTCCCTCCCGAAGTCGAAATCAAGCTGCCCTCCAAATATTTCGCATGACTCAGAACAAGAGCCGGTATCGAATCTTTTAGCTCGTACCATGTCCTGATACAGGGCTTGATAATCATTTTCTGAATACATTTTCGCGATACCGTCCAGCGACATTCTTCCTCGGTACATAATCTCCTTTGGCGTTTCCCGATGTCCGTCACGCACATGGGATCCCGTGATGACCTCATTAAAAACACGCTGCAATCCCTCCTCATCTTTGCAGGCAAGTCCGATTTTTTGCGTTGATTTTTTAATGCAGAATATGCAGTTACCGAGATGTTCCGGTATTTGCAAATCGAATGGTTGTTGCTTCCACCATGCGAGGATATCTTCCTTCTCAAAGTCTGACAGTTCAGCAAGATATCTGATTCCAGGCTTTGGCTTTAGCCGCTTCGGTTCATCAGCTCTGATGCCAATCCACGTGGTGTAATTCCCTCGCCCGAAATGGTCATCACAGTATTTGGTGAAGGGAACGAGTTTTAATCTGTCAGTGCAGAACGCGCCGCCGACGTATGGAGTGCCATATTTCTTTACCATATCGATAAATGGCTTCAGAACAGGCATTCGCGTCTGAATATCCTTTGGTTCCCATACCGTATAACCATTTGGCTGTCCAAGCTCCGGGTTGATATCAACCTGCAATACGGTGAGCGGTATATCCCAGAACTTCACAACTTCCCTGACAAACCGATATGTCATTGGATGTTCACAACCTGTATCCATGAAAACGTAATGCACGTCTTTACCTGCCCGACGCTTTTGCTCCATTAGCCAGAGCAAATATGCTGACGTCCTGCCACCGGAGAAACTAACGACATTTATCATGCAGCCCTGTCTCCCCATCTCGCTTTCCACTCCAGAGCCAGTCGCGCTTCGTCTGACCACTTAACGCCACGCTCTGTACCGAATGCCTGTATAAGCTCTAATAGCTCCGCAAATTCGCTTACACGCATCCTGCTGGTTGACTGGCCTATTACCACAAAGCCATTCCCGGCAAGGTTAGGAACAACGTCCTGCTGCTTTAATGCTGCGGTAAACACACACTTCCAGCTTTCTGCATCCAGCCAGCGACCATGCCATTCAACCTGACGAGAGACGTCACCAAGGCAAGCCCAAAGCTTTCGGTTTTGGTCTAAGCTGCGGTTGCGTTCCTGAATGGTTACTACGATTGGTTTGGTTGGGTCTGGAAGAATTTGCTGTACTGCGTGAATAGCGTTTTGCTGATGTGCTGGAGATCGAATTTCAAAGGTTAGTTTTTTCATGACTTCCCTCTCCCCCAAATAAAAAGGCCTGCGATTACCAGCAGGCCTGTTATTAGCTCAGTGATGTAGATGGTCATACGTCAGCCCCTTGTGCATATCGTCTGCCACGCGCAGCAGGTGCATTTGATGCTGTGCAAATCTGTCTGGCTTCATCCTGGTCACATGCAACAAAGTGTCCGTTGCAGAACCGCTGGTAAACTGTACCAAGCGAGCCAAAACGGTTTTTCGTCACGATGATTTCAGCAAATGGCGCGGCGCTACTGTTCTCATCATATACCGCTTCCCGATAGAGCATGATGATTGAGTCTGCGTCCTGTTCAATGCTTCCTGAATCACGCAAATCTGCGTTTGTCGGGCGTTTGTTTGGTCGCTTCTCAACATCGCGCGAAAGCTGACTCAGGGAGATAACCGGTGTTTTCAGGTCTTTCGCCATCGCCTTCAGGCTTCCGGAGATGTGAGCAATTGCGAGGTCGTTGCGGTCTGCTTTCGGCTTCTCAATCAGGCCAAGATAATCCGCCATGATGAGTGACAGGTTTGGATTTTCCTGCTTATGCCGTTCTGCGATTGAGCGTATTTCTTCGACCGATAACCGCGAAGCATCGACTACCCATACATCCAAATCTGCAAGCTGACTCATGCCGTTAGCAACACGTGCCCAGCCCTCGTCATCCATCGATGCAGGATTTCGCAGTACGCTAACCGACATCCTCCCGGCGTTGGCAATGCTTCGCTCTGCAATCTGCAATGCGCTCATTTCCATTGAGAAAATCAATACCCCGCGCCGGACGTCAGAACCAGGAATAACGCGGCTTGCCACACCTTCGGCAATCTTCAGCGCCAGTTCGGTTTTCCCCATACCAGGACGAGCGGCGATAATCACCAGGTCTTCTGCGTTCATCCCTCCGGTGATAGCGTCAAGCTCTTCGATTCCGGTCTTCAGGGTATCTGACTCTTCTCCGTTCCTCAGACGCCTGTCAAGCGTGTCAGTGTAGTCAGTGATGATTTCCCCTAACCGTACAGGTTTAACCTCGTCACGGGGCTTTCTGATGGCTGAAAGACGCTTTACAAGTTCATCCATCGCCTGACTCGATGCGTCGATGGTTCCGCTTTGGATTGGTTCACGCATTTCATCCATGATTTCCAGCACCAGACGGCGGTGATAGTTATCCGCGACCATTCCGGCATATCCCTTCAGGTTTGCGGCACTCGGGCAGTTTTTGCTGGTCATCAGGATTGACGTGAAATGCTCCTCTCCGCACGCCTCGGCAACCATCAGCGCATCGATTAGGTTTCTGTTTCGCGCCTGCTTGCGGATAACCTCGAAGGCTTTCCTGTAGAGCGGAATTGAAAACGCTTCCGGCTCCAGCGTTGCCAGAACGTCGCTGGCGGTTGGTGTTAATCCACCAATCAGCAGTCCACCGATAACGCTCGCTTCGATATCCTGTTTCATGCAATCCCCCTGTCTGCAAACTTCCCTTCCCGTACTCCCGTTAACGAATCTTCCCTCAGCAGGTAATCAAAATCTGCCGTCCAGCCCGTGTCGTTGTCTCCGAAGTAAAACGGCTTGGCCTGATGCACAAACGCCCTGACATACGCTCTGAAACCGTCCACGTTTGGCGTTTTCAGTTGCGGGATGATTTTCTTCAGGCGGCGTTTGCGTTTCTCGTTGACCGCAACAGCATGTGGAAGTCTGTCACCGACTTCGGTGTTGTAAGCGTTCAGGAAGGATTCGTAGTCGATTCGTTCTGCCTTGCGACGTTCAGGTTTAACCTGCCCATCGCCGCCCCCGTTAGGGGGTAAGGGGGTATTTGTATTTATTGTCTTTTGTATATTGTCTTTTGTGTTTAGCTGACTTGGCTTATACCCATTAGCCGACTTGGCTAATGTTTTATTAGCTGTTTTAGCTAATGTTAAGCTGTCCTGGCTAATCCACTGCGAAACCACCTTGTTCACTCCGATTTTCACGCCATCAGCAATGAGGAATTTACGCTCAATAAGCTGGCGCTTGGCAGCGCAAACATGAGTGTGATGAATACCTGTCATGGCTGCTATCTGCGTGTTTGTGAGTCGATCCATCGGCTTATTGAATCCGTATGTCTTGCGCATGATAGCGAGCATCACCTTCAACTGCCGGACGGTTAAATCAGCCATCAGCAGACTGTCGGTAATCTCGTTAGCAACGCGCATGAAACCATCTTCGGTATCTGCCACGCGATGCTCCACGACCTCCAGTTGAGGCCTGTAATCAGCTAACTTAACGACGCCCATGTTTCACTCCTGCTTTGGCTAGTCTGTAAACACCAACAAGGCGCTCTGCGAACGCCCTGTTATTTGCTGCGGCTACCACTAATCCCTCAGGTGAATCAGGGTGTCGAATCTCTTCTTTTTCCTGGTATTTCTTACGACGTTTTGTCATAATTACTCCTGTGGATTGATCCAGTCTTTCTACATCAGGCCTCGAAGAATTCGCCGTTCTTCGGGGCTTTTTCTTTTGTCAGCATTCTGGCTACTTGCTTAGCCAGTTCCGCCAACTCCTCGTCTTCAACACCCCATTCCAGCACAGCCAGAAGCATGGCCATCTTTGGGATAAAGCTGTCTTTCCATCGCGAAATTTGCGATTCATTGATCCCTAATGCATCAGCAACCTTTCGCTGACCACGTACAGCAATTCGATTTAGGATGTTGCTTGTAATTGCATTCGCTTTCTTGCGAGTACTTGTAAGTTGCATATGTAAGTATTTCCTTAACAAATAAGAAGTTATGCGCACCAACTGATGCGCGTTGTATTCCCGCATTTCGGCGGGAATGAGGACCATGACTGTTAAAGAGCGGTGTTACTATTTGTTTTTCTTGTTGCTTGGGAAAGGACGAACTTCCTCTCCAATCACACTGCCATCAGGCTTTACCGTAACCATAATGTTACGGCCTGCCAGAATGGCCTTGCTGATAGCGCACTGGATTACACCAAAGTCACTGGCTGCTTTAGCCTGTCCATGGATTTTGGCGTAATCGGCAAGTGTCATTCGAATCATATGCACTCTCCGTTATTAACCATGAACAAAGAATACTACAGGTATTCAAAGCAATCAATACTCAGGGTATTTTTAGTTTAAGTACCTTAGCTATTAGAATTAAGCTATGGAAAATAAAAAATCACTGACGACAGAACAGCTCGAAGACGCTAAGCGGCTTAAGGCTTTGTATGAGTCAAAAAAGAAAGAATTGGGAATAACCCAATACTCAATCGCTGATGAACTGGGTATCACCCAAGGAGCGGTAGGGCATTATCTTAATGGCAGAAACGCGCTAAACGTTGAGGTTGCATCTGGTTTTGCACGACTGTTGCAAGTCTCAATTGCTGATTTTAGCCAGTCAATTGCTGCCAAGGTTGCAGAACAGGCAGAAAGCCTTAAGAGCGATGCCAACGTAAGGTATGCAGGGGAATACAGAGCAGGAAAGAGGTATCCGGTGTTAAGCAGTATCCAGGCTGGCTCGTGGTGTGAAGCATGCGAACCATACACCATTAAAGACATAGATGTTTGGCTTGAGTCTGACGCGCATATTCAAGGTAATGCGTTTTGGCTTAAAGTGGAAGGTGATTCAATGACGGCACCGGTTGGGTTAAGCATTCCAGAGGGAACATTCGTTCTTTTCGATACCGGAAGGGAGGCGATCAACGGCAGCTTGGTCATAGCAAAACTTTCTGACTCTAACGAAGCAACATTCAAGAAGCTGATAATCGACGGCGGAAATAAATACCTCAAGGGACTTAATCCTGCATGGCCTCTCGTGCCAATCAATGGAAACTGCAAGATTATAGGCGTTGCAATTGAGACAAAACTAAGGCTGGTTTGATCACGCAAGGGGCGATTATGGTTGGAACCGCTATAGCAAGCTTTTTTGGGATGTTGGCAATCTCGACAATTTACGGCTTAGCGCATGCTTTTATTGCGAAATCTCTATCAGAAAAAATAAGCCAGGCTTGGGCGCATAGATCAGCTCGTTTCATGATTCTTGTGATCATAGCAATACAAGGGATATCTGCATTTATCCTCTATGGATCAAGCTTATACCTATTGTATCAAGGCGCGACATTTACGCCTTACACCAGTGATTACGGAACTCTATACGATGGTAGTGAAGACATCACTGTGGCTTGGATCGTCTTTGGTTTATCTATGGCCGTGTCTGTTGTAGCAGACATCATTAAGGTAATTCTCGTCTTAACCTTCGCTGACTAACCCATAATCCCGGCAGCAATAGCTATCGGGATCCACTTCACATATCCCGCATAAAAATCACTGAACAAGCAGACAGCGAAAAAATAAATATCCTTTGTATTCATTTGTTTATCATTATTTCATCAAAAATAAATACCTTGGGTATTTACACAATAAAATACCTACAGTATTCTTTAGCCATCAGCAGGACGCTGGAAGCCAAACGGAACAGATTGGCAGGCTCTTTAACATTGATGGGATTGTCCCGCCGAAATGCGGGAACCAAAGAGTAGTTGGCTTTGGGATTGGGTGAATGCGCAGGCTGATGCGCGCAGGAGAGCTTCGGGAGAACAAGGTGCCTGTAAATAAGCCGGAGTTCAGCACCGGCCATCCAATCGCCAAAGTCAATCATCGGAGGTCAACATGACAGTAGTCATTACATATCTGGCTGACGATAACGCCAGAAATCGCCGCAGAGCACGCAGACAGGATCAACGTGAACAGGCAATGCAAGAACAGCGACTGGCGCGAAAAATTGCGCTAAAGCTCTCTGGTTGCGTCAGAGCAGACAAAGCAGCATCACTCGGAAGCCTTCTCTGCAAGAAGACAGAAGAAGTCGAGAGTAAACAGAATCGTATTTACTACCGCAAGCCACGCAGTGAAATGGGTGTGACTTGTGTTGGTCGCCAGAAAATGAAATTAGGCAGCAAACCACTTATTTGAGGTGAGATATGGAGTTTCATGAAAGTGCGATTTGTGATTTTCGCGCTAACGCAAATTCAGTAAAACCACAGCCAATTGCAGTTCTTTTTAAAACAATGGGGGCGTGGGCTGTTTTATGCTTCGCCTCTGATGACACTGACGCAAGAATGGCAATAGGCCAAGAGATGGAGATGGACCCGACAAACGATGAATTCATAATTTATGGCGCTCCATCTAATTACTTACTTGATACCTGCAACATTTACAACAAGGCTGCCTGATGGTGGCCTTTATTTTTGGCACAAACAACAGAGGCTAACATGGAATTTAAAGGTACTGAAGGTAAGTGGGAAATAATGATGGATGGCGATGAGATTAAAATCATCCAGGCAGACTCACTTGAAAATGGCGCAGGCTGGCGTTCGTATATTGCAATCTGTGAGGAAGTTCAATGCATTGAAGATGCCAATCTAATAGCGGCAGCACCAGACCTTTTAAATGCCCTGCAAGCGATGCTAAACAAGGCATACAAGCAAAACTGGAATGACCATTATCCTGATGAAGTATCGAAAGCACAGTCAGCAATCAGCAAAGCTCTTGGGGACGAATGATGAATAAGAAATACATCGTTGAAGTTATAGAGCGAGAAACGAAAGAAGTAATTAAACATTTCGAATTTGATAATTATAGAAAAGCTGACTGCGTCGAAGAAGGATTGTTGCGACAAAGTAATCTCGAAAAATTTGATGTTGTCATGCGATGCGAATAAGCGCCTATAGCAGATTTACGAGTCTGCTATGTGAGCAATGTCGCTCGTAACTAAACAGGAGCCGACTTGTTCTGATTATTGGAAATCATTCCTTGATAGTCTTGCCGCTCTATATGGGCGGCATTCTTTTGGTCTGGAGAAAAATATGGAATACGAATTAATGAGAGTAATTGATTTTATCAGCGCGAAATGGGCTGAATTCGAAGCATTTTGTGAAGACAACGGAGACAACCCGGACGACATCATTGATGTTCTTGAAAAGAATCAATAGCAAATAGCCGCCTGTTGGCGGCTTTACCGCATACCAATAACGCTTCACTCGAGGCGTTTTCGTTATGCAATCAAACAGAAGGAGCATCCTATGCAACAGTTCGCTATTGCAGGGGCGGCATCGGTTCGCCCTTTCAACCCGATTTTATCGGTACAGCATTCACGAAAAAATATTTTAACCGGAGCAGACTTTAAACAACCAAGAATGAAAAGCTTGCTCGAAAAGCTTTGGGATATTTTGAAACAACAAGGCCGTCCATGAGTTTTACAGATAACTGGTCAGACGAAGAATTCATTCGTCAGATGAAAGATTTAATCGGTAACGAAGGAGATATTCATGTCACTTGCAACCACAGTAAAGGAGAGCAAGTTACAGAGACGCATGTACACGCAGAAAGCTCTCTGGTATCGCCATAATGGTGACCGCGAAGGAATGCGGGTATGCCTTAATTTGTCCAGAGTCGAAGTATTAAATCAGCGTTATTTCCTTGGGCTGTGTCCATTCTGAGGTGAATTATGGATTTGAACAAATTCGATGAGCCATTCAGCCCTGAAGATATCGAATGGCGAATACAGCAAAGCGGTAAAACACGCGATGGCAAAGTGTGGGCTATGGTGCTGGCTTATGTCACGAACCGGGCAATCATGAAACGCCTGGACGATGTTTGCGGCAAAGCAGGATGGCGCAATGAATACCGCGATATTCCCAACAACGGCGGAGTTGAATGCGGCATATCAATCAAGATTGATTCCGAATGGGTAACCAAATGGGATGCTGCTGAAAACACGCAGGTAGAAGCCGTCAAAGGTGGTCGTTCAGGTGCAATGAAGCGTGCTGCCGTTCAGTGGGGAATCGGTCGGTATCTGTATAACCTTGAGGAAGGTTTCGCACAAACATCTCTCGATAAAAAGCATGGGTGGCACAGGGCAAAACTGAAGGATGGAACAGGATTTTACTGGCTCCCTCCATCACTGCCGGGATGGGCAATCCCAGCATCAGATAACAAACCATCACCAGAAAATACCAACCAGAAATCTCCATCGGTTGACTGCGAACAAATCCTGAAAGACTTCAGCGATTATGCGTCAACAGAAACTGACAAGAAAAAACTCATCGAGCGTTATCAGCGTGACTGGCAATTAATGGCTGGAAACGAGGAGGCGCAGGCTAAATGCGTTCAGGTAATGAACATCAGAGTTAACGAGCTAAAACAGGCGGCATAAATGGCAAGCAGAGGCGTAAATAAGGTGATCATTATTGGTCGCCTTGGGCATGATCCAGAAATCAGATATTCACCATCAGGAACGGCATTTGCAAACCTTACAGTTGCTACGTCAGAACAATGGCGTGATAAGCAAACTGGAGAGCAAAAGGAGCAGACGGAGTGGCACCGCGTGGTAATGAGCGGGAAACTGGCAGAAATTGCCAGCGAATATCTGCGAAAAGGCTCTGAGGTTTATCTTGAAGGAAAATTGCGGACAAGAAAATGGCAGGATCAAAGCGGACAGGATCGGTTCACTACCGAAGTCATCGTGGGCGTTGGTGGAACCATGCAAATGCTTGGTGGCAAGCAAGGAGGCAATGAACAGTCTTCACCTCAGCGAAATAACGGTCAGCAACAAAGACAGCAACCTCAGCAGCAGGGAAATCACAGCGAACCACCTATGAACTTCGACGATTCGGATATTCCGTTCTAGGAGCTGAATATGAAAATCTGCTCAAGATGCCATCAACCGAAGGAAGAAAGGGACTTTCAAATCAGAAGAGCATCCAGAGATGGATTAACTGCCGCTTGTCGGGCTTGCCTGGCTGAATATGACAAAGAGCGCGCGGGATTGCCACATCGAGTATCAGCAAGGAGAGAATATCAATCATCGGAACGCGGCAGAGAACGGTGTAACGCAGCCAAAAAGCGGTTCATTCAGAGCAACCCATGGAAAAGAAAAGCCCACATCATCGTGGGTAATTTTTTGCGCGACGGTAAGCTAATCCGACCACCACAATGTGAGTGCTGCGGATCAGAATGTAAACCACAGGCGCACCAATGCGACTACAGCAAACCAACCGATGTGATGTGGCTCTGCAAGTCATGTCATGTCGAGTGGCACAAACATAACAAACCTATCTACCCAGACGAGGAGCCAGTAACTCTCCCCTTCCCTCGTCACGCTATTCACGCAATTTAATCAGGAGAAAATCATGCCAGCGCCTCAGTATGGTGCGGATGACCCGCGCCGCTGTTCCGGCAATTCCGTATCGGAGGTGCTGGATAAATTCAGAAAAAACTACGACCTGATAATGTCGCTACCGCAGGAAACGAAAGAGGAAAAGGAATTTCGCCATTGTATATGGCTTGCAGAGAAAGAAGAACGAGAGCGAATTTACCAGACATCAATCCGACCATTCCGCAAAGCCACATACACCCACTTCCCTGAAATTGACCCGCGCCTGCGTAATTACCGCTCACGCTATGGCGCTATCAGTAATGACTGAGGAATTTACCATGAGAGGACTTGCATACAATCCCGGCATTCTTCCGGCAGAAATGATTATTCGCCAACGCGTAAAGCCAATGCCATCGAGAGAGGAATTGCTTAAGAGAAATTCTTTTCCATCAGTGAATCAAAACAAATATCTGAATGCGATGTGGCGGAGTGGGAAAAAATGAAACAAATGACACTAATTGAGATGGATGGATTTCTGAAAGGTAAATGCATCCCATGTGATTTAAAGGTTAACGAAACAAACGCTGAATATCTTGTGCGTAAGTTCGGTGAACTTGAATCAAAACTAGAAACGGCGTTGCGGGAGTGTAGTTCTGCTGGAATCACGATTGACAACATTGAAGCCAAGTGCGAGGCGCTGGCTGTGGAGAATGAGGAGATGAAGTCTCTGCTGGCGATAAATTTATCAAATATCGCAAAACTGAAGCGATACGAGCTTGATATGGGTGGTTGCGACTCGTGCGGTCAGGATTGTGGTGCAGATATGAGCGAAGACCCTGATGGTGAATTTGTCATGTTAGACGATGTTGCTAGGCTGTTTCAGTTTGATACAACCACCAAGAAGTTAGAAACCCCAGCCACCGACGCATTCCTGGCTGAAGTGAGGGCGCAGGCGCGTACTGACTTCATCGGTCGCATAGAGTGGATTATCCGTAACGAATGCAACCCAGATAAGACAGAAACAATTCTCAATGAGTTGCAATCGTTCGCCGACCAGCTTCGCAAAGGAGGCAACCAGTGAGCAAGATTGATTATCAAGCACTGCGTGAGGCGGCGGAAAAGGCGACTCCTGGCCGCTGGGAATACTGCCAGGGAAACACGAGCATTGAATATAACGTTGACTCAATGGATGAAGATCAGGGTTCAATCGTTTATGTCGACAGCGGTGATTTCACGCAAAAGCAGACTGACCTGAATGGAGCTTTCATAGCCTCCGCTAACCCTGCCACCGTGCTGGCACTGCTGGATGAACGGGAAAGAAACCAGCAATACATCAAAAACCGTGATCAGGAGAACGAGGATATTGCGCTAACGGTAGGGAAGCTGCGTGTTGAGCTGGAAGCAGAAAAACAGCGGGCAAAAGTTCTATTTATGGAAAATGCTCGGCTTAAGTCAGGTATAGCCGGTCTGATACACCTCGGTATTCGATATGCAGATGTTGATGTCATGAAAATTGCTGGAGATGCCCAGCTTTCTACCCCATGCACTGACAGCATCATAAACAGCATTGCAACAGGCATTCGCATCAACGGAGGTGAGTAGTGCGTGTGGCATGTATTGGCTTGTTACCGTACCCGACTCGTTTTTGGGCTTCTGCGCTAATTGCAAAGCCACAGGTCCTGATGGCTGACAACATCACCCCAGCACCAAAGCGCCGCCATACCGGTATTGCAGCGGCACGACGAGCAGCAAAGAGACGCAGGAGAGCAAAGCGATGAAAAACCGTAAGGCAAAACGACTTTTTTTACAGCGACCTGTGCGTGTGGTGGAGCTGGTTATTAGCAACCATAAGATAGCGGTACTCCATCCATTTGGTCAGGTGGCTTTTGCCGCAAAGCGTAAGCCTACTGCGTCACAGAACAGGCGGAAGAAAGGGTACGCAGTAAGATGAAAAACCGTAAAGCAAAGATTCTGTTAGTTCGTAGAAACGCTCCTGGCGTCTGGCAGTGGGTGAGACTCAGCAACCGACGGATGGGGTTGATGAAATATTACGGGATGATGGATTGTGGTTTTTGCAAAAAGCCCAGCGCGGCGCAAAACCGCTGGAAAAACCATTTGCGCACTAAAGGAGAGTGATATGGCGTTAACACACCGCGAACTCTGTCAGATTGCGTACAAGTTCCTTAAGCGCAACGGGTTCAAGGTTTGTTTTCATGACCGCTTTATAGCTGTAACCAGTACCGGAGAACAGCCAGATGCTATGGGGTTCAGAAATTCAGCATCATGCCTGATAGAGGCGAAGTGTTCTCGTGCTGATTTGTTGGCAGATAGAAAAAAGCGTTTTCGTAAAAATCCGTCTCTTGGAATGGGCGACTGGCGATTCTTTATTAGTGAGCCGGGAATTATTTCAATTGAGGATTTACCACCTGGCTGGGGATTACTTCACGTTGTTAACGGAAGAGTACGGAAAGTACATGGGTGGCCCAAGGGTAATTGCTGTTGGGGTAACCCTGAAGATAAACCTTTTATTGGGAATAAGCAGGTTGAATGCGATTACATGTTATCTGCATTAAGGCGCATGGAGTTGAGAGGGCACCTTAATGAAATATATGACGGTGTAATTGTTAATAAGAAAGAAGGAAACGCGGCATGATCACTATTACCAATAAGAAACAGTATCCCAGCGAGCAATATCTTAATGAGCTGATCACCAACATAGAGTTTGCTGCAAGGGCACCAGTTGAAGTCGTGAGAGCAATGGCAGCAGAGCTACAGAAGCGGCGCGAAGCTGATAGCGCAGAACCAGTTGCTTATATTTTCAAACATCCGGCCGGGAAATTATTCTGGGCTTTAACGGATGAAAGTAATAAAGAGCAAGCGGACGTTATTCCTGTTTATGCCGCCCCTCCAGTGCCAGTAGTACCTGCTGCATTACCTGAGAACGACGATGAGGACGGTCATGACATTGATTATCTTGAGCCATCTGAAGTTTACTCGCTTGGGCGAACAGCTGGCTGGAACGCCTGCCGTGCTGCCATGCTTCATGGTGCCGAACCTGTAAGCCAAACTTACAACTTGCCACAAACGCACTTTGAACAGGTTGCTGACCTTTACGAAATGCAATTTGATGACGGACGCACTTGTGCCTTTCATACTGATGCGCAAAAGGCTGCGCAATGGCTTCGGGCATGCGACGGAAACAGGGTTCAGGAATACGTGAAACTGGAGCGACTGCAGAACGCGATATCGGGCAACTCTCCGGTAATTCCGGATGGTTGGATAAGCTGTAGTGAGCGAATGCCAGAAAAGAACCAGAACGTACTTATTTCGGTGAATTTCGATAGTGATCTGGTTGAGCCGCTAATATGCTCCGCACGCTATACAGGAAGCACATTCCGGCGAGGAGAAGCAACGATTAAGCCGGGTAATGGTATTGAGCAGGCAACTCACTGGATGCCTCTACCAGAACCGCCTCAGGAGGTTAACCGTGGCTAACCTGCAACTTGCCGTCAAAGGTGAATAACAATCCTCGCACTCGCGGGGATTTCTTTTATCTGAACTCGCTACGGCTGGTTTTGTTTTATGGAGACAAGAAATGTCAGATTTGGCTATGAAGGTTTTGAAATGGCAATCGACTGGCGATGTCGGCATCAGTAGCGCAACTCTTGCCTCAATCGCGTGTGGACTGAAAAAGAATATCTATGGTCATCACTTCGGCGCTCCCCATGACGCAGCCGATTTCCGACGATGCGTTGCACTGGTTGAGCAGATCCCAGAAATCAGAGATTCATTCGACAAGGTTGCAAAGCGCGTTCCGACATTCAAAGGCATCCTCAACGAATGGGATTCCCTCGTTGCTCTGTTGAAGTCTGAAATGAAGATACACGGAAACAAAGCACCAGAGACTTACAGAAGAATCAGCGAGTTACGCAAGGACTAACCACAGCCTCACACTCGATGAGTCCTGTTCATTGCTCAATGATATCCAGACCTACCGCAATAATACCAATTCAATAAATGGAGATTCCAGGTGGAAGAAGAAATCTTCACTCGTGAAGAGGCGGCGTCGTATCTGAAGGTAGACAAAGGCACTATCACGCAGTGGATACGAAGTGGACGACTTCAGGCCGCAAAGATAAATCCAGATAAACCTAAAAGCCCATATCGCATTTGCAAGTCAGACTGCATTGCGGCGCTTAAGTCTGTGAGACACAATAGCGCGGTGAATGCGGTTGATGTGCAGGAGGTTAAAGCATGTCAATCAAACTACGCGGTGGCACGTGGCACTGCGATTTCGTCGCGCCAGATGGATCAAGAGTTAGACGCTCTCTTGAAACATCGGACAAAAGGCAAGCGCAAGAACTTCACGATCGTCTGAAAGCAGAAGCGTGGAGAGTAAAAAATCTCGGGGAATCACCGAAAAAGCTATTCAAGGAAGCCTGCATACGGTGGCTTCGTGAGAAATCGGATAAGAAGTCCATTGATGATGACAAGAGCATTATATCGTTCTGGATGTTGCACTTCAGAGAAACCATTCTCTCAGACATAACAACAGAAAAAATAATGGAGGCGGTAGACGGGATGGGAAACCGCCGCCATCGCCTGAACTGGGAAATGAGCCGGGACAGGTGTTTGCGACTTGGTAAGCCAGTGCCGGAGTATAAACCAAAGCTGGCAAGCAAAGGAACGAAGACGCGGCATCTGGCAATACTTCGCGCTATTCTCAATATGGCTGTTGAATGGGGATGGCTTGACAGGGCGCCCAAAATATCAACACCACGCGTTAAGAATGGACGAATCAGATGGCTTACAGAGGAGGAATCGAAGCGCCTGTTTGCAGAAATTGCTCCTCATTTCTTCCCTGTGGTCATGTTTGCAATCACGACAGGCCTTCGCCGTTCCAACGTTACAGACCTTGAGTGGTCACAGGTAGATCTGGATAAGAAAATGGCATGGATGCACCCTGATGAAACAAAAGCTGGCAATGCGATCGGAGTTCCTCTTAACGAAACCGCATGCCAGATATTAAGAAAACAGCAGGGTCTCCATAAGAGATGGGTGTTTGTCCACACCAAACCTGCCTACCGAAGCGACGGAACAAAAACAGCAGCGGTAAGGAAGATGAGAACCGACAGCAACAAGGCATGGAAGGGAGCGTTAAAGCGGGCAGGCATTAGCAACTTCCGCTTCCATGACCTGAGGCATACCTGGGCAAGCTGGCTGGTTCAGTCCGGTGTCTCTCTTCTTGCACTTAAAGAGATGGGAGGATGGGAAACTCTCGAAATGGTTCAAAGATACGCCCACCTTTCAGCCGGGCATCTCACCGAGCACGCGAGCAAAATCGATGCGATTATAAGTCGCAATGGCACAAATACGGCACAAGAGGAGAACGTAGTTTACTTAAATGTGAGGTAA